ATGAAAAAGAAACTCGTTTGGGACAAGACTGGCGAGCGCCTGTATGAGACCGGTGTCAGCCAGGGTGTCCTTTACCCGATTCAGACCGGCGGCGTATATAACTCTGGTACCGCATGGAATGGTCTTAGCACCGTAACAGAAAGCCCGTCTGGAGCAGAACCTACTGCAATTTATGCAGACAACATCAAGTATCTGAACCTTATGTCCGCAGAGGAATTTGGCGGCACAATCGAAGCTTATATGGCACCGGATGAGTTCACAGAGTGCGATGGTTCCAAAGAGATTGCTCCTGGAGTGTTTGCAGGACAGCAGAACCGTAAGACGTTTGGCTTATCTTACAAGACGCTTCTCGGTAACGATGTTGATTCCAACGATTACGGCTATAAGCTTCATCTCGTTTATGGTTGCTTGGCTTCCCCTTCCGAGAAGGGTTATTCCACTGTAAATGACAGTCCGGAAGCTATTACCTTATCCTGGGAGTTCAACACCACACCAGT